GGTTGGCATTGGACTAACGGTATGCCCGCACGACCATTTATGTTAGAAACAGCGTGGGATCTCGCGGAAAGAGTTCAAGAGATAGCAAAAGAGGTATTTAGATATGGTTGACGTTACAAGCATGGAAAGCATCGTCTTTTCAAGGCTTTTAAATAAATATGGGTCGAAATTATCAAAGAAATACCCGAATATCAACTTTACGACTTCCGACAGAGAACCCGTAAACCCGTCATTTCCGACGGTATACGTTCACGAATTGTCGTCAGCCGAGATCGGTTCAACACTTGATGGCTTTGACATAAGCGGGATTAATTCAAACATTCAGATAGAAGTTATTGACAACGAAAATCCCGAAAACGTGCGAAACGTATTCAAGTCAATACTTACAGGAATGAAAGAAATGGGATATCGCATTATTTCAATGCCCGTATCTCAAAACACACAAGCCGTTTATAAACAGGTAGCACGCTTTAGCCGTGTAGTTGGTAACGGCGACACGATCTGATAATTTCCCGAAAGGGCAATTATAAACTAAAAAACGACAATAAGACGCTTCGGCGTCTTTTTTGTTTGCAAATTCTTTCGAAAGGAGAACAAAAACAATGGCACTTGCCGGTATTTCAACTCTCGGCGTTAAACTCTTTTATGGCGTTGAGACAGTGGCGGGAACAAAGCCCGCATCATTCACACAGTTAACTCGTATCAACTCAATCGGCGGTCTTACAATTACCTCTGAAAACATTGACGCATCAGCACTTGAAGATGAGGTAACAAGATACGTAGCCGGTCGTGGCGACGCAGACGGTTCTATTGCCGTAACAGTTAACTTAACACAGGACACTATTTCGGAGTGGGAAACTGTTATTTCAGCGGCCGCAACAGCAAAAGCAAGCAACCTTTCTACTTGGTTTGAGGTTTATTCACCCTCTCTTGGCGGTGATGCTTTCTTTATCGTTGCTGAACCCCCTACAGCAATTCCTATGCCCGAAACAAATCAGAACGAACTTTGGACGGTTGAAATGACCCTTACCGTTAATGAGTACAAGGGTATGGATACCGCTGTAATCCCAAATTAAGTTTGGACTTATCGGGGTTGGCGATAGGTTCGTTAACTTTAACGCCCGCGTTTGACGCTGATACAACGTCATACACGGCTACAACCACAAGCGCAACAAATACCGTAACCGCAACACCCGTAGCAACAAATGACGCCGTTGTAACCATTGAATTTGATTCACACGATTACGAAAGCGGAGATTCGTTGACTTGGGATACAGGCGAAAACACAGTTGACGTAGTGGTTACAAACCACGGACAGAGCAAGACTTATACAGTTGTTGTAACAAAGTCTTAAATATGTTTCATCAAAACGCGGGGTGACAATGGTTGCCCCGCATTTTTTCAAGAAGAAAGGGAATAATATGAAATCATTTGAAATTAACGGCATTACATATAAAGCCGCAGAATTTGACTTTAACTTAACTTGTGAGATCGAAGAAAAAGGAATGTCTCTTGCAGATATCCGTAAAAAGCCCATGTCGTTTCTTCGTACATATGTCGCTTTAAGTGGTGATATGGACGTAGATATCGCGGGCAAAGAGATTGAAGCGCACATTATGAACGGTGGCACGCTTGATGCTGTTATGGACGTAATGTTAGCACAACTTGAAGATTCGGGTTTTTTTCGAAAACTGTTCGGGGAGGAACCGGCAACAGAGACGACTCGCAAGAAAACTACGTCAACAAAGTCGAGTACAAAAACTTCCGAGACGAAATAGAGAATACATGGCTAATTGAGTCATTAGCGATCGGAATTAGTTACAAAGACTTTTGGAACATGACGCCACATCAAGTCATGTTGTGCTTTAAAGCACATGAAAAACAATTAGAAGAAAAAAACTTTCTTGCGCATCTACAGGGTGAATACTTTGTTGAAGCGCTGTTGGCAACGGTCGGCAATATGTTTAGCGGTAAAGGGGCGAGTAAATTTACTTACCCCGAAAAACCGCACGAACTGTTTGAGAAACACGTTGAGCGCGAACTTACGCAAGATGAAAAAGATACACAAGTCAAAGCGCTTTTTGCTGATCTTATGGCAAGAAAAGCACGTTTTGACGCTAAAAAAAATCAAGACACGGCACCCGTCAAATAGATGGGTGCCTATTCTGTATGGAGAGTGACAAATGGCTGAAATAGATTCGCTTGAACTTAAAATAATGGCCGATGCAACGTCGGCGTCAGCAAGTATTGACAGGTTTGTTGCTTCTCTCGAAAAATTGTCAGTTGCTATGGCGGGTATTCAGAATACAAGTGGCATTGAACAGATGGCAACCGGCATATCCGATCTCGGTGTGGCTATGCAAAGCGTAGCCGATATCGACTCTCGTAAATTTAGCACACTTGCAAATAACATAAGCAGATTAGGCGCCATTGGTGGCACACAGTTAAGTACGGCCGCTAATGGTATGTTTGATATGGTTGTTGCGTTAGATTCGGTTAACGGCACAGCGCCCGAAACCGCTACAAACGTAGCAAATTTGGCAAATGCTGTAGGTCGTTTAGGCGGTGCAAATATCCAAAGAGCCGTAACAAACATTCCTACGCTTACAACAGCCTTAAATGGTATGCTCACGTCTTTATCACAGGCGCCACAGATTAGTCAAAACATTATAGATATGACTAATGCGTTGGCAAGGCTTGCGTCACAGACAAAGGGCTTACAGACAAGCACAAACAACGCCACAGCATCATTTACGAACCTTGCACATAAAGCACAGTCAAGTTCGCGTACCATGAAAGGACTCGCTTCTTCATTTGGTATGTTCTATGCGAAATTCTTCTTGCTTATTCGTGCTATCAAGAAGTTGTGGGCGTCTACCGAAAGTGCTATGGACTATGTTGAGACTTTCAACTACTATTCCGTAGCCTTAAATAAGGTTGGTAAGACTACAGCGCGTGCTTTTGGCGAAATGGGCGAAAATGACGCCGAAGCGTACACCGAGAAGTTTACCGAGAAACTTAAAGAACTTAATAAGAAAATGACAGGTTACATCGTTGGTGACAACGGTGAACTTATTGATACAGAGTCAATTGGTCTTGGACTCGACCCCGAAAGATTGATGAACTTTCAAGCACAGATTTTAGGTATCACTAATTCTGTAGGCTTGTTGGGCGACGCATCAACCAACACAGCAAAGGCATTATCGATGCTGTCGGCCGACTTATCATCATTGACCAACACCGATCTTGAACAGGTTATGGGAAATCTCCGTAGCGGTCTTATCGGCCAATCAAGAGCCTTATACAAGTACGGCATTGATATTACGTCGGCAACATTAAAACAATACGCGCTTGCATACGGCATTGAAAAGTCTGTTACAGAAATGTCGCAGAGCGAGAAAATGCAATTGCGTATGTTGGCAATACTTGATCAAAGCCGTATTGCATGGGGAGATCAAGCAAGAACTATTAACACCGTTGCAAATCAATACAGAATACTTAAGCAACAGGTGTCTAATCTCGGCCGTATAATCGGTAATTTATTCTTGCCGATCATTCAGAAAGTTTTACCTTACATCAACGCATTTATAATCTTGTTACAAAGATTATTCACGATGCTTGGCTTGAAGTTGTGGGGCGACTCATGGCTTAAAGACCTTAATCAAGATATAACGTCAATTGGCGGTGGTGCTGACGATATCGAAGATTTGTCAGATTCACTTGACGACGCCGCTGATTCCGCAAAGAAGTTAAAAGGTCAGTTACTTGGCATTGATGAATTAAACGTTCTTAATACCAAAGAAAACGGCGGTAGCGGTGGACTCGGCGGTATTGGTGGAATAGACCTGTCCGGCGCCATTGGTGACGCTTTAGCAGAATATGAGTCAGCATGGGATGAAGCGCTTAAAAACGCGAAAAACAAGGCCGAACAGATTGCAAACGCAATTGAAGATTTCTTTAGAAAAGCGTTTGATGTTCCCGACAGCGTTGAGAAAAAGGTTGAAAGAATAAAAGACAACGTACGTCGTATTCTTGAAAGTACAGGCCGTGTATGGAACTCTGACGAAGTACAGGGCAAGTTAAAGGAATTTGGCAATCAAGCAATTGATACAGCCGAGGCTATAAGAGACTCCGTTGCAGAGGGCTTGACTTCATGGGGCGTTGGCGTAACCGAGGGTATCGCAAACGCAAGCGAAGATTTAGAAGATTTCAGAATAACCACTTTGAGTTCTGTCATAACTTCTATGACCGACTTGCTCGGCATTACAGAGGATGTTAACGTAGCGGCGGCTACGTTGTCAGAAGTATACGAGAGTGAGGGCTTTATCAAGATCGTTGAAGTCTTTACAAAGTTAAAGGACGTTATCGGCGGTATTGCTTTTGATAGCATTTTGGGATTCTTCAAAGATTTGCTCGGTTTCTTTACAAAACCGATCACCGAAAACGCTGAAAAAATAGAACAGGTATTAGAGCATATAACCAACATTGTAGGCAATCTCTTGTCACCGTTAGAAACAGTGCTTGATTTGCTTGCAGAAAACTACGATGGTTATGAAAACAGTTGGTTACACAGATTGTTTGAAGATGGAACAGCCGCTAACACCGAAAAACTTGGCGAGTTCCTTGATCTCTTAAATAAGTTGCTCGAAAAACTCGAAACGAGTTCCGAAAAGGTTAAAGAATGGAGTGAAAACTTCAAAAACCTGTTTGACGAGTCTGAAAATCCGTTTGACTTTATCGCTACAGCGTTCGGAGAAATGAGCGATAACTTCACGGTTAAAAAGAGCGCGTTTATGGAAAAAGTAAAATCCATACCGACCGATATTTCTTATCAATTAGGACGCGCATACGGCAAGATATACAGTTTTGGCGAAAAGGTTGGTGAGTGGGTAAAAACCGATTTACCGAAAATCGTTATCGGAATTATCAAAGTCTTTAAAGAATTGCCCGACAAGATAAAAGAAGAACTCGGAAATGCAAGAAACAAGTTCGACGATTGGAAATCGAGCATAGACGAATGGATCCGAAACGACTTACCTTATGTTATTGTTGATATCGTAAACGCCTTTATGACGTTACCCGATAAGTTATATGAAGTCGGCAAAAACGCGATCATCGGTTTATTAAATGGTTTTACCGATTGGTGGGAACAGAAAAAGTCAAAGGTCAACAATTTTGTTGATAGCATAATTGATGCGTTTAGACGTGGCTTTGATGAACATAGCCCGTCGAAAGTCTTTTATCAGATCGGCGCGTACGCAACCGAGGGCTTAAAACTCGGCATGGAAAGTATGTACGACGACACACTTCGTTCAGTTAAAGACTTTACAGGTGAGTTGACAGAGGTTCCGAACCTTAATTACGACTTATCGGCCAACATCAATCCGGCAACCGCAAAGATTGAAGCGTCAGCGGATATCGCGACAGCGTTAAGACCTGTATTAGTAGATGCTATGAACATGGCGTTTAGCAACGTTCAGATAAACGCGGACGTAACGCTTGAAGCGGACACAGACAGGATTTTCAAGGTAGTACAGAATAAGTCGCAAGACTACACAAAAAGAACGGGATTACCCGCATTTTCATAAACAACGGTAAGCGTAAAACTTGCCGTTGTTTTTCTTTGGAGTAAAGAAATGGCATATAGCGGTTTTTTGATTAAAGTCGGTGATTATGTTATTCCGACGAATAAGTACATAAAGGCTAACAGTTATTCAGCGCTATATAGCACGTCAGATTTGGACTCATATCGTGACGCTGACGGTGTGTTACATAGACAGGCGTTATCACACAAACTGTTAAAGATCGAGTTTGAAACGCCCGCCATGCTGACAAATACAGAAATGGCGACGCTTATGGCAAATATCGCAAGCAATTACACAGACGCCACCGAAAAACGTTGTTACGTTACCGCTTACGTGCCGGAACTTGACGACTATGTTGTTGCCGATTGCTACATACCCGACATAAACTTTAGCATTTACGGCAATTACAGGGGCGTAATTCATTACAACTCGGTAAGGTTTGCATTTATCGAGTATTGAGGTCGATATGATTGATTACGAATACTCGGCGCTGTTCTTAAAGGACAGTGTTGATAAACAACTACATATCTACTACGACAACGGTACAGGCCACATCACTAACACCGATCTGTACGCCGAAGATTTTACGCTTAAAGAAAGTCTTTGTTCGGAGTCACAATTACATTTTGGCGGTTGTGAAGCGGGATCCGTTGAGTTTAAGATTGCCAATTCGGGCATATCGCTTAAAGGCAAGACAATAAACGTGCAGATGGTGCTTAACAACCATACAAACGCACCGTTTACCTTTGGTACATACAAGGTTCAAAACGATAAGCCTACAGCCGATCGCTTTGGTCGAGTAATTACGGCTTATGATGCCATGTACGACATAATCAACGCAAACATGCTTACATGGTGGAACGCATTACCGGCCACATTCTCAATAAAGACGTTGAGAAATTCGCTTTTTACGTATTTTGGTATTACGCAGAAAGCAACAACGTTACCAAACGACAACATAACAATCACAAAGCCCACACTTGAAAAAGTAAGTGGTAAGGATATTCTTCATGCTATTTGTGAATTGAATGGCTGTTTTGGCCATATAGATCGCAATAATCAGATGGTTTATTTGACTCTCGGTGAGATTATCGAGGGTTTATATCCCGCAGACGATTTATACCCGTCTAACACGTTATATCCGAGAGAAGAACGCGTTGGCGCTGTACTTACAAGGTCAACGTATACTCACGCTGAATACGAAGATTACACCGTTCAGAGAATAAGCGGTATTCGCATTTACAACTCTAAAAATGAGTTGATGGCGACCTACAAAAACACATCGAACGTTTACAACATTACCGGCAACATTCTTGCAGATGGTTTAAACAATTCACAGGCACTTACCGTCATTCAAAATATGTATTCGGCAATCAACAACGTTTGGTATATGCCTTGCTCGGTTGAATGTGTTGGAAATCCTTGTATAGAGGTAGGCGACAGTATTCAGTTGTCTACGAGAGATAAGGTTGTCTACATGTTTGTCATGGAACGTATTTTAAAGGGCATACAGGCGCTTAAAGATACGTATGAAAGTCACGGCGAACAATACCGCATTGACGAAATGAACAGCCTTGAAAAGCGTATACAGACGGTATCAGCAAAGGCTGAAACAATCAATGCTAACTTAAGCACAACTAACACAACGGTAAGCAGAATTAATACTACCGTAGGTGAACAAGGCGCGGATATAACCGCAATAAAGCGAGACTACGTTAAAACAACGTATTTGGAGTCTGATTTCATTTATACCAAATCTATAAAAGCAGATCAGATAACTTCGGGAAGAATATCGGCCACTTATTTAGACGCGTCATTAATCACAACAGGAACTATTAATGCGCAATCAATATATTGCGATCAGATATCTGTACGTAATGGTCAAAAAATTGACGGTGGAAAACTTACTCAAATCGACGGTGGAACCATTACTACAGGTACGATTAGTGCCGACAGAATTAGTTCTTCAATAATGAGAACAAACCAATTAACCGCAAATGCTATACAAGGTCTTTTTCAATCGCCTTACAGTGGTATGTTGACGATGGGTACAGTACGAGCCGCGTCGATACAGCATTTTAATGGTGGTAGTGGCACGTATGACGAAATAAAATCCACCCCGATAGAATTTTACGACTATATAAGTGGCGGTCGTAAGAGAATGAACGTTTTAACATGGTGATCATATGGATAGTTTAGAGATTTTTGAATTTAAAAACTCAATAGCGGAGTACGTAAACAACTCTCCGTTACCGCTTGCGGTTAAGCAGATGGTTCTAAATGAACTTTTACGGGAAAAAACCGAGGAACTTAAAAACGAGTTATTAAATCTTGTTGCAGAAAGGGATAGCAAGAATGATTAAAACATATACTCGAATAAATTGGGTTAACTACCCCGACACAGACACAGCGGTTAACGCGACTAACCTAAACCTTATGGATTCCGCGATAAATGAAATCGATAACAGGGTAGTCACACTTGACACGCAGAAAGCAAATCAAACAGATATGCTTACCGCCGTTAGCAACGTTACGCTTAATACCACGACAGGTATTATGACGGTTTCGTTTAAGAACGGTAGCGAACAGGCATATAACACAGGTCTTGCAATGATCGCGGTTAACATCGATTACGATTACGCGACTCAAAGACTTGTAATCGAATGTAAAGATGGCTCATACAAATACGTTGATTTATCAGCGTTAATTACACAGTATGAGTTCCTTGACAGTTCGACAATAGCGATAAGCGTTGATTCTACAGGCCGTGTTACATCAACTCTTAAAGAGGGTTCTGTAACGAGCAGACATTTAGCGACAGATTACTTGGGTGCCATAACCGAACAGGCGGGTATCGCGAGTAGATCGGCAGAAAACGCTAACGCGTCAGAATTAAACGCACAAACCTACGCGTCAAGAGCAGAAAGTGCCGAGTCCGAAATTCAGCGCATGACCGGCATGGTTCAGTTCGACATAAACAACAATGGTGAACTCGTCTATAACGACGATAACATAGGATATTCATTCGCCGTTGACAACAACGGTAACTTAACATGGGAGGTAGTTAACACATGAGCGCAATAGCGGGTAGAGTTGCTATAGTTCCGAAAGGAACATGGAATAGCGTGGTGTCTTATCAGAAATTAGACGCCGTAAGTTATGAGGACAGTTTATATATCGCCTTAACCGATGTACCGGCGGGTACATTGCCTACAGATACTTCAAAGTGGATGTTTTGTGTCAGTGGTGGTACTTATGAACTCCCCGTAGCGAGTACAGAAATACTTGGCGGTGTCAAGATTGATGGCGTAACCATAACAATTGATGAGGACGGAACAATACACGCTGACGTTTCAGAGGGTACGGTTAAATCCGTTAACCATGTAGAACCCGACGAAAACGGTAACGTAGAACTTACTGTAGTTGATTACGCTGACAACCTTACGTCAGACGACGCACAGACAGAATTTAGAGCGTTTATTATTGATACGTCGGGCGGTAGTCAATCAATCGCAGACGGTGACGCATGGGTATCAAGCGTACAGGGAAATGCGGTTAAGACAGGTTACTCGGCAGAAGTTTTAACAAAAAGTATTGTTCCCGCTATGAGTTATTCCTTTGACAGAGATACGTTCGTTGCCGAAGTTAACAACACAAGCGGTACATACGTATTCACTTACGACGGATCCGATTGGTATTACGACAATAACGTTGTCGATATAACCGATTACGGTGTAACAATTGATGTTCCCGAAGAAAACGCACAGGCTTATTCATCTAACATAAGTCTTGAAGTAGAAGTTGACGCGTCTGACTTTGGTACAGCCGTATCAAACGTTGATGGTAACTACGCCTTTTCTTATGACGGTACCGATTGGACTTATTTAAGCAACGTCGTTGATCTTGCCGATTATGGTGTTACCGTTTCGGGTGGTGCCGTTGAGTTAGACACGATTACGGTTGTATACAGAAGCGGTAAAGCAACACTTACCGTTAATTTTACAGCAGAAAATCGCGGAACTATTACCGTGGCTACGCCTACAGCGTTTAAGTCTACAGGATGGAACTTATATCAGAGTTCTAACGGATATGCTTACGTTGCCGGTGGCCATCAGTACAAGATCGGCGGTGCATACACAAGCGTAACATTCAGCACCACCACAACAGGTCAGCAGACGCCCGTAACGATCGTAGACGGTTTCTTCAATATTGAAGATAACGGTTACGTATTCGTTGTTGGCGGTAACGATACCACATATATCTATTTGCCGTGGACGGATTGGACGGAGGGCTATGAGGGTGCTTTTCAGACGTTTACCGAGTCAACGGTTATTTTACCTACCGTAGACACAGCAGACAACCCGTTACCTCATACGGTTAAAGGTCTTTGCGCTGTTGGTACCGTACGTGACGAGATCAACTCTAATACGTTTATCGAATACGACAGAATTGAGCGTATGACTTATTCGGCCGCTAACTTGGCTATAGCACAGGCAAGCGGACGTGATTACGATTATGATACCAACTACATTTACCTTGTAAGAGCAACGCCTGTAACTTACATGATTCCGAGTGGCGTTTTGCCCGATTACACGGTATCTGATCACGGTATTGAATACTTCGTTGGTTCGCAGATTCCTGTATATGCACAGACGTTGTACGGACGTAACTTAAAGGACTACTTACGTCACGATGTACCTAACGCCATAGATTCAAGAAGATATACCGTCGAAACAACTGATTGGGTGGCAAATACCGATTCAAACACAAATACGGTTTGCCCTTATGTGGCGATTGTTTCTGACTCGGACGTAACTGTTAATTCGGTATCTGAAATCAGTTTTGAGAGTCCGACAAACGTTCTTGATTCCGACACCGAGCAATCAGAAGTTTGCAAAATCCGCGAAGTTCACAGCGCAAGCGGTCAGTACATTTTATATGCCGTTGAAGCGTTAACCGTAAATATGGTAATGGTAGCGAAAGGTAGGTAATAATATGGCTAAATGTAAATTAATAAGATCGTCTATTCCGGCAAAGATTACAGGTGAGATTATACATCTTGCGTGGATTAATAATAGTCCGTCAAGTGCCTTTGCGGGTCAACAAATAGACCTTGATACCCCCACCGATTATGAATTTACGAGAACACTATTCCTTGTGGGTGATAGAATTGCAAGTGTCGATACACCAAAAGGATACGGTGGAGTAGTATCATTTGCCGGTACTTCGGGAAGTAGTGCGCAGAACATAAACTATTGCCGTGAATTTAATTATGTGTCAGACACAAAGTTACAATTTCTTGATGGCTATACGCAATATTCGGGGTCTAATAGAAGCACAGATAACTCGTCTATTAAACCCTTGTATGTTTATACCTACAAGAAAGACCTTACCGCCACAGTTAACGCCATTGCATCAAGCGTAAAGGCAAATGCGCAGAATTGTATGATGAGCGATGGCGTGACGAGTGTGGAAGATGCGATTGATGATATTAATACGGCACTTGGTTATAAGTACAAACAAATATACAATAGTGGAAAGTTTACGGCAGATAATACCGTTACGCTTACAGATAATGTCACAGATTTTAAATTCCTTGTTGCAAGAACAGGCAATTCAAGCGACGGTTCAAGTAGTAAAAGTTTTGGTATACTTCCCTCAATGGTGGCGAACATGGGCTGTTATTTACCATATAACAAAGGAGATAAATTCTTAAGAATTAGCGCAAGTTCAACATCATTCAGATTGATAGAATGTACAAGCGGTGAATATATCTATCAAATATATGGAGTTTATTAAGTCCCAACATAGTGGCGGATATTATATCGAGTCTTTAGGACATTAATTACACAATAAGGAGAAAAATGGTTTTTAGTACAGATTGTGATTTAGTCACAGGCAAAAGTGGTGATGAGCCATATAACGATTGCGGAGATTGCTATCGTTATGATATTTGCAAAAAATATTATGAAAAAGAAAGCGAGGAATAACCTATGGTTGAAAAAATCATAAAAGCGTTGGAAAAACTCGATGAAGAAATAGGCGATAAGAAAGCAACGCCGATACAAAGAACAAGAAGAATGATGCTTTTGCAGATGCTTAAACAGGCACAAGCAAACTAAAGGAGGGCAAAAATGCTTACTTTTTTAGCAAATAAACAGGTTTTAACAAGAACCGATAACAGTTTAGTTGTTGCGGATAGCGTCGAGTACCTTATTGCAAAGTTTATGTTTGCAGATGGTTGGGATGGGAAAGCAAAAACGGTTGTTTTTGGAAACGGAACCGATGTATACACTGTTCCGCTTGTAGGCGACAGTTGTATGGTTCCGTGGGAAGTGCTTAAAGCAAGCGCGTTTAAAGTGTCTGTATATGGCACGCACGACGACGAACGCATTACAACCAACATGATATTGATACCCGTCAATGAAAGCGGTTATAGCGAGGGATTAACACCGCAACCGCCTACACCCGACGTATACGAACAGATCATGGATTTTCTCGAAGAATTAGACGATGAAATCCAAAGTCGCGCAATGCCCGAAGCGCCCACTACAGACGGTACATACACCCTTAAAGTTACGGTGTCGGATGGTACGCCAACTTACTCATGGGTGGCAGATAACTAATAACTAACGAACAACCCCAAGGCCAAACGGCTTTGGGGTGTTTTTTTATGCGAAAAGGAGTATAAAACATGGCTTTAAAGTCTTACAATGAAGCGCTTGTTAAGCCTTTTACCGAGTATTTTAAGAGCAAAGGCGTAACGATTAACGGCATATGCGGTATGTTAGGCAACATATACGCAGAGTCAGCGCTATATCCTACAAATCTACAAAATTCTTACAACAAGAAATGGAACATCACAGACGAAGAATATACACGTCAGATTGACGATCATACTCGTAATTTTGAGGATTCAGCCGGTTACGGGATCTGTCAATGGTCGTATTATTCGCGAAAGCGCAATTTACTTAAACTTGCGACAGATAGAGACGTTTCTATCGGAGATATGCTACTACAGTTCGATTATCTTTATTGGGAACTTACCAACAAATACCGTTCGGTGTGGAACGTTATAACAAACCCCGCATCGACAATAAGCGATTGCGCAAGACGTTTTATGCTTGATTTTGAAAGACCGGCTGACACATCGGAAGAAAATCAGCGCAAACGTGTAGAATATGCTACCGACTTTTACAATAAATACTTTGCAACGACGCCCGTTAAGTATTCTCGCGAGGTTTACGTCAATCAGATGAGATCATTTATCGGCGCCGCTGACGGAAACGCAAAGCATCGAGAAATTGTTGACATATATAACAGTTATTTACCTCACCCGCGCGGTCACAAGTTGACCATGAATGACGCATGGTGTGCGGCCACAGTATCAGCAAGCGCTATAGCGGTCGGATATACGGCTATATATCCTATCGAGTGTTCATGTACGCAGATGATGAAGATTGCTCAATCAATGGGTATATGGCAAGAAAACGATGCTTATGTACCAAAGCCCGCCGATCTTATTCTTTATGATTGGGAGGACGACGGAAAAGGCGATTGCACAGGTCAGCCTAACCATGTTGGCGCGGTTGAAACGGTTTCAAACGGAAAGATTACAGTTATAGAGGGTAATTACGACGGAAAGTGTCAGCGTAGAGTTATCACGGTTAATTATCGTTACATTCGTGGCTTTATTTGTCCGAAGTATAACGAACAGCCACAGCCTACGCCGGAACCGACACCCACACCCCCGACACCGACGATATATGTGGTTCAGAAAGGCGATACGCTTACAAAGATCGCGAAAGATTTTAACACAACCGTTGATGCAATTATGAAAGTAAATCCGCAGATTAAGGACAAAAACAAAATCTTCGTTGGTGAAAAGATACTCATTCCTCGATGATTAGCCATAAGGCTTTTCATATTATATTCCTTTTCTTTCGGCGGGTCGGTATATTGCCGGCTCGCCTTTACGTGAGGTAAAAAGCATGAAAAATAGAATAGATTTATCAAAATACAAAAATGACGTTGATAACATGGTCTATCTTTTGTATGAAAGCGATATGGCAAGATTTGAGCGCATAAATAAGCGTTTATGGGCTTTGTGTATAGTTTTATTGATCGCCTTAATTGTAAGTAACGTTCTATGGATAATTTAAGCATAGAACAACTCGAAACACTTATTAATTCTTGGATAAAGTCAGAACGCAATAGACGTCTCGTAAAAAGGCGATTATTGGACGGTATTCGTTATGAGCCACTTGCCGAGGAATTTGATTTATCGGTAAGACAAGTCAAGAACATAGTCTACAAATCAG